GTTATGGAATGGAGCAAACAAAAACCTGCAAATAAAGAACTAAGAAACTTTATACAAGGTATGACAGAAATAGGGCAATATGTAAATTCTTTAAATGTAGAGAACAACGTACTAACAAAACGAATAGGTTTAATACGAGAAGAAAAAAACAAACAGCTTATAAGTTTAAATAGACAAATAGAAGATTTAGAAAACAAATTAAAACAATACGAAATATGAGTTGGTTAGATAGTTATATAGATGAACCAGATACAAAGACAGAATGTGCTTGTTGTGGTTCTGAAACAAACGGAGATTATTATTGTTCAGTTGAATGCTTTAATTTAGATATAGAATGATACTACTAGTAGATGCAGATAGTTTAATTTTTGCGGCTTGTTATAAAAAACGAGATAAACCAGAAGATGACAAATACTATCGAGATATAGAAGAAGCACAAGCGAAGTTTGATGAGCAGTTTATGAGCATAGTCAATAAGCTTGAAGATATGTACCCTATTGAAAAAGTAATAACGTTTAGCGGAAGCAAGGGAAACTTTAGAAAGCTAATTACAAGCGACTACAAAGCCAATAGAAAAAAGCAAGAATTACCGCCTTTATTAAACGAGATGCACCAATACGTTAAAGACCAATACGACAGCGTTTGGGGTTATGGAATTGAAACCGATGATATGGTTGCTAGGTACTGGTACGAACTATCAAACGAGCTAGGACGTAATAATGTTATGATAGTAAGCATTGACAAAGACTATAAGCAGTTCCCTTGCCTTATGTACAACTATCACTACAAACATAAAGAAGTTTTAGATATAAGCGAGGATGAGGCTTTATATAACTTTTATGAGCAAATGATAATTGGGGACGTTGCCGACAATGTCAATTACTTTCGTGGACGTGGAGTTAAGTTTGCAGAAAAATATTTAGCTGAATGCGATACAAAATATCAATACACAAAAAAGATGTACGAATTATTTAAACAAGAATACAAAGGTAAAGCACGACAAAAGTATGCGGAGTGCTATCACTTATTAAAACTAAGAACAAATGATTAGATTTGTATATGACCTAGACATAGTTATTGAAGCAATGGAGAACCAAGACTATAAAGACGCTTTAGCAATGATTAAAGACATACAGGAAGATTTAAGAATATTAGCATTATTATAAAACAAAAACAAAAACAAAATGAGCAATTTTAACAGAAACGAAGTAATAGCATACGGCTTAGGTTATAGAGTAAATAATAAAGGTCAATTAATAGGTTTAAAAGGTAAGCCAATAGGAAGTGTTTCTAATGGATATTACAGATTTAAAATAAGACAAAACAGTGGGTTTATAAACTGCTTAACTCATAGGCTTCAAGCATATCAAAAATATGGAATGGATATATATAAAACTGGAATTGTATGCAGACACTTAAACGGTAACAGCTTAGACAATTCTAGGGATAACATAGCAATAGGCACTCAATTTGATAATATGATGGATATGAAGCCAGAAGTAAGAAAAGCAAAGGCAATACACGCATCTTCATTTGCTCAAGTCCATAACCACGATGATATTATGTTATTTTACAACAAAGAAAAATCATATAGTAAAACAATGGATAAATTTAACATTTCAAGCAAAGGAACTTTACACTATATATTAAACAAATAAAATTATGAAAGCCAAAAAAGATAGATGGAGAAAAATAAAAGGCAAGTGGGTTAATTTAACACAGTTAAGCAATGAAAAAGATAAAGTTAAATTTATACCTTGTGACGAACAGAAACAAACAAACTATTATAGTAGAACAAATATAAGGTCAAAGATAGCACCGACAAGAGGTAACCCACCAGCAAAAAAAAGAAAAATTAATATTAGTAAAAGATAAAAAATTATGAGAGCAACTTATTTGCATTACGAAAACGGTAAAGGCTATGATGTTATAGACTTTATAAAAGATTATGAGCTAAACTTCAACAGAGGAAATATAATTAAGTATATTTGCAGAAGCGGAAAGAAAGACGATGAGCTAAAAGACTTAGAAAAAGCAGCAGATTATTTAAGACGTGAAATAGAATACCTAAGAGAGCAGCAGCAACAATGGATAGAAAAAAACAAATAGAATACTATAAACAAATGGAGCAAAAAGAACTAGAACACCAAGAACAAGTAAGAGGGGTACAAGATGACCCAATAACACATAGACACCTGAGCTATTTAAAATGCGTATTGATAAGTCAATTACTACTAGAAGCAAACGATGACTTAAAAGGAAGCGTAGGGTTTAAGCAGAACGTAAAGCTGCAAGTAAATAAGACATCAAAACTATTAGAAGGAATATATCAAGAAGGGTTTAATAACGTGTACAACAACAATCCAGAAATGTGTACCAATGTATTAAATAAAATAGATAGCTTAATGCACNGTATTAAAACTGCTAGTATTGATGAACTTGTAATGATTGAAGCACTTGTAAAACAATACAAAGAAAACAAAGAAGAAATAAATAAAAACCAAACAACTGAATTTACTAAAATAGATTAATATGTATATAAATATAGAAATAAAAAAAGCAGATAGAAAAGACTACTATAAGTTTAATATAAACGGAGTTAAGCTGGGGGAGTGGGAGCGCTCAGACCTTAGACACTTAATAGAAGTTATAGACAATAAAATATAGACAAAATGAAAACACCAAAACAAATAGTACAATACGCAATAGACAATCCACATACAGAAGAACACATAGGCTCTAATTGCTGCGGTGCTTCTCAATGGCTAGAAACAGATTTATGTAGTAAGTGTTTAGAACACGCAGAATTTAACTAAAAACAAATATGAAATTAGAAACAATAAAAGAAGCAGTAAATAAAAAGTTTGGTTTAGATATAGCCTTAGATACAAGGCAAAGAAACTATACTTATGCTAAAAAGGTATTTAGTAAACTAGCTTACGAAAGTGGAGCTACATTTAAAGAAGTTGGAGATGTAATTAAAAAAAGCCACTGTAACATTCTGCACCACGTTAATAGCATAGATGTGATAACCCTTGAGGATAAAAGGAAACACGATGAGATAATAAGAGAACTAAATTTAGTATTATCTAAACCATTCTTTAATTCAGAACAAGACAAAATAAAAAAAGAAATAAAAAGAAAAACAACAAACAAAACTATAAAAGAAATACAAGACGTTATAGACATCTTAACAGGCTGGGATATAGAAACCGTAACAGAATTTAAAGAATTACGACTAGACCCCTTTAACGCACTAATAAAGACTAGAGTAAAGCGTAAAACAATAACAGAAATAAAAGGAGCTACACTAAACAAGAAAGTTAAAAATCCTGTACTATGCTAGTAACAAATGAAGATAATATGAAACTTATGGCTAGGTATGAAGATAATTACTTTGACCTTGCTATTGTAGACCCTCCTTATGGGATTGGCGATAAATTTAAAGGTGGTAAAACAGGCAAAATGAACTTTAATGAAGTAGTCAATAAGGGGTGGGATATAAAGCCACCAACAAAAGAATATTTTAAAGAATTAATAAGAGTAAGTAAAAATCAAATAATATGGGGTGGCAATTATTTTTTAGATAATTTACAAAGTAGTAGGTGTTTTATAGTTTGGGATAAAAAAATAAGCCAAGATTTTAGTCTGGCAATGTGTGAATTAGCGTGGACAAGTTTTGATAAATTAGCTAAAATTTATAGATTATCAGTACCTAAAGTAGGTGGTAAAATACACCCAACACAAAAACCTGTTAAATTATATGAATGGCTTTTAATGAATTACGCAGAGAAAGGAAACAAGATACTTGATACTCATTTAGGAAGTGGCTCAATAGCTTTAGCCTGTCATAATCTAGGATATGATTTAACCGCTTGTGAATTAGACAAAGAGTATTACGAAGCAGCAATGAAAAGAATAAACGAACACAAAGCACAAATAAGAATGTTCTAAAAAAAAGTAATTCTGTTTATATATTAATAGTATTGATTAAACAATTTATTTCAAATGGATAATAGAAAAAATAATGGTGGTGCAAGAGAAGGTGCTGGACGTAAACCAAAGGCACAAGAA